TGTAGAAGATGCAAGAGCGCAAGATACCGTTCCTGTAGCTGCACCATCCCCCCGCACTGAAAATCCCAATGCTGTTTGAGATTGACTGGTTTGTGACACCAGCAAACTTCCATTCGCATCCAGCGTCATTGCTTGGGTGAAGGTGATGGCGTTACCTGCTGTGCCTGATGGGGCGGTGAACCACTTATGTTGCCCACCAAAAGGCGAATATAAACTTGGTGCAGTAGTTGAAATGTATTTGTAACCGCCATTGTAGTAATACCCTGCACCGAGTGAACCATCATAGGAAGACCACACAAAGCCGTTTGAGCCTTGAATATTCCCGTTAGCGCCCCAAGCACTAGGAGTAACACCTAGTCCAAGGTTACCGCTGGAGTCGAGGCGCATCCGTTCAGTGCCATTGGTGTAAAACGCCATTGGCGCACCCAAACCTTGATAGATATTCAAGGAGTTGGCCCCAGCAAAGTTTGCGGTATTCGTAGAGCTATTTACAAAAATTGAAGCCGAAGTTAAGTTGGTGTCTTGACCAAGCGCAATAGAAGAAGTTGCGGATGAGCCGTTACTTAAATTGCGAACTTGAATGCCTGTGAAGAAGGCATTGGACGTGGTGTTAATGTCTAGCTTGTACGCGGGCGATGTAGTACCAATACCCAAATTACCATTAGCATCCAGCGTCATTACTTGGTTGAATGTGACGGTGTTTCCTGCCGTTCCCGATGGAGCCACCGCCCAAGTATGAGCGCCATTGAACTGGCTGTAATAGCCAGCGGCTGCTGTATTGGTGTATTTAAACACCGATCCATTGAAATAAGCATTGGCAAAAATGGTTGCCTCGCTTGTATTCGATGATCCCAAAGCCGCGCCACCAGTGGCACCAATTTGAATGGCCTTGTATCCACTCCAAGCACTAGGAGTGTTGGCTAATCCAAAATTACCACTTGCATCCAGCGTCATGGCCTGCGTAAACGTAATGGCGTTACCTGCTGTGCCGGAGGGGGCGGTGAACCACTGGAAAGCTGTTCCAATTACGTGCTTATACGCATTACCAGGGGCAATGTATATGTCATTTGTTCCGTTGTTGTATGCGTTTTGAAACAAAGCAAGCCCCAGCGATGCACTACCTTGAATAGAGTTTGCTCCAGGAAACTGAATCGCTGATCTGCTAGACCCACCCCATGCCGCAGGAGTAACACCTAGTCCAAGGTTTCCGCTGGAGTCGAGGCGCATATATTCAGCCCACGAACCACCGTTTGGCAGTCTTGACCACGAGAAGTAATCACCTGAGTTTTGAATGCCCGGCGCGTTATTACCAAAACTCCATTCAGAAGTTGTATTGGCTGATAAAAAACGAATGCCGGTAGCATTTGTTGCCACGTTGGTGTTAACTGTTCCACCAGCACCAGTAACCGACAATCTTGCAGCAGGCGATGTAGTACCAATACCAAGCCCTGTGCTGGTAAGGCGCATTTGTTCGGAGGCATTGGCATAGAACGAGGTGTATTTTCCTGTGCCAGAAAACATATACGCATTGCCGCCGCCTTGAGAACCAAAGGTAGCATTAGTGCCGGAACCATCGTAAATAGCAATGTAGTTGTTTGCGTTTTGTCCAGCAAATAAAGCCAGTTGGTCTACGCTGCCTGTTGCAGATACGCCAAGCGCACTACCGTTAAACGTCAGCGCACTACCAGTCGTGACCACCTTGGAGCCATTGAGGTATGCAACGCCGTTTGCGGTGCCGCCGGGCAGGGACACAGCGCCCGCAGAGCTGATTGCCAGTGCATCCGTGGCCGAGCTGTTGGTGGTGAAGTGGATGCCGTTTGCGCCAATCGTGCCCAGCACCAGATCGGTGCTTGCAGACAGGAAGTAGGCGTAGCCGGGGGCGTTAATTGAGCCCGTGCCGGTGTAACCGCTGGAGTTGATACCCACGGTGGCGTAGTTGGTTGCAGCCGTGCCTTGGTCGTTGTACGCGATGAACTCAGCCGATGCTGCTGTACCGGCGCTGGTGTTCTGGATCACGTTTTGGAAGTAGCTGTTCACGCTGGTTTGCGCGGACTGCACGATACCGGTGTCGCTGAAGCTCAAGGTGCCGTAGTTCAGCGGGCCTTTGTTGGTCGAGCCGGTGGTTGCAGTGTTGGTCGTGTGCGACGGGGTGACAAGGGTCGTGCCGTCCCAAGTGAACGATGCTGATCCGGCCAAGACGCCGGAGCTGTTGAACTGCACCTGAGTATTGGAGCCACCTGCTGGGCCACCACCGGACGCGGAAAGCAGCGTGACCACGCCGGAGCTGTTCTTGAAGTACAGCTTGCCATCGGCGTAGTTCAGCGCCAGTTCAGCGCCCGATGCGCTGCTGGTCAAGTTTGCTGCCAAGGGCACGTTCGTTGCGGTGCCGCTGGCGTAGATCAGGATGGGGGTATAGCCGCTTGCTGCCATGATATTTCCTTAGAAAGAACCACCGGCAATACCGCCAGTGATGGTGCCATTGACGGCATTTACAGTGATGCTGGAGTTTACCAACTGAGGTAAGTTTCCAGAAGTGGCCGTGACAAACGTCAGGTAGTTTGTAGCACCGGTCGATGTCAGCGTGATTCCAGTGTTCACCGCGTTGGTTGCATTGGTGACCGCCGTGGTTCCAATGACAGAAACTACTTGGGCTGCGGTGGCCGCAGTGAATGCGCTGGTGCCGTTTCCATAGGCCAAACCGGTCAGGGTTGCCACGCCTGTACCACCATTGCCCGCCACAAGCGTTCCGGCCAGCGTAATTGCGCCCGTAGTGGCGGTGGCAGGGGTAAGGCCGGTCGTGCCGCCAGAGAAGCTCAAAACGCCCGTATTGGCGATGGTGACTGGGGCTGATCCGTTGTAGCTGGTGCCGCTCAGGCCGGTGCCGATGGTCAGCGCGTTGCTGGCCGTGGCGGTGACGGTGATTGACCCGCCCAAGCTGACCGCGCTTCCGTTGATGGTGATGCTGCTGTTGGTGAGCTGCGAATTGGCGATACCGCCCAATGTTCCGCCCAGAGTCAGGCTTCCGGTGCTGGTGACAGTGCCGGTCAGGGTGATGCCATTGACCGTACCGGTGCCGCTGACCGAAGTCACCGTGCCTTGGGGGTTCGCGGCGGTGGTGATGCTGGTCACGCGGCCGTAGGTGTCAATGGTCACCACGGGGATCAGGGTGGCCGAGCCGGTGGTGCCGGGGGTGGCAATTCCGCTTGCAAGGTCAATGACCGGCGTGGTGCCACCGGTAGAGGTGATCCGGCCAGTGGTTCCGCTCACCGACGTGACGTAGGTGCCAGCCGGTTGCTTGTTGTTGAAGGTCGTCCAGTCTGCGCTACTCAGGGCACCGCGATTCGTTGCCGATGCCGTGGGCACATTCAACGTGATGACTGGGGTCGTGGTGCCATTGGCGACGGTTGAGCTGAGGTCGGTGCCCGTAGTTCCCAAGGTGAGCGCGGCCACACTGGTGACGGTTCCAGAACCCTTGTTGTTGAAGGTGTTCCAGTCCGTGCTGGTCAGGTAGCCATTCACCGACGCGGTGGCGGCGGGAATGCTGATTGCAGGTGTTGCGCCGCCAGACGAGACAATCGGGGCGGTGCCGGTGACCGATGTCACGGTGCCAGAGCCTTTGTTGTTGAAGTTCGTCCAGTCGGTCGAGGTCAGGTATCCATTTACGCTGGCGCTGGCCGCAGGCATGCTGATCACCGGAGTCGCGCCGCCGGTGGACGAGACAGGTGCTGTGGCGGTGACGCTGGTCACGGTGCCCACGCTGATGGAGCCACCCAGATTGACGGCGGTGCCATTGATGGTGACGCTGCTGTTGACCAGTTGGACGTTGGTGATCTGGCCGCTCAAGTCGGTGGTGGGCACTGTAGGGCTGGCCGTCATCGCGGACGTGCCGTTGCCCTGAACGTAGCCGGTGAGGGTCGATGCACCAGTTCCGCCATTGGAGGCCACCAAAACACCGGCCAAGGTGATTGAGCCCGATGTGGGGGTGCTGGGAGTCAGGCCAGTGGTTCCGGCGCTGAAAAACGTCACACCGCCTGCGGTGCCGCTAGATGCTGCGGTCAACCGGCCATAGGAGTCAACCGTGAATGTGGCCGACGAGTACGTGCCTGCGGTGACGCCCGTGGTCACCAAGCTGAAGGTGGGAGACCCGGCGGATGCATTGCCATTGGCGACGGCGATCTGGCCGGACGTGCCCAGCAGCGAAACTTGGGAGAAATTTGACCCGTTGATGGTGACAAGACCTGTTCCGCTCAGGGCGGCGACGTTGGAAAGCACTGTTCCAAGCGAAATGACGGGGTTTCCCGCCACTCCGTCACCGTTGGCAATACTCAGCCCGCTTCCAACCCCGAAAGTGCGCCCAGTGAGCGTGCTGGAGTTGGTTTTGACTTGAATTCCGGTCGGGCTGGTGTTCAGTGACAGCGCCGCGCCGGTCATGTTGATCTGAAGCGACGCGCCTGCACCGTTATCGACCAGCGACAGGCCCGAGCCAGCAGAGAAATAACGCGCTTGGGTCAAGCCGGAGGTCGATCCCACGGTCAGGAATGGGTAGTTCAGCGCCCCAGCACCAGAGATTGCGCCCACGGTGGTCTGTACCGTCACGCCATTTTGGACAATGGGGACGGATTCAGTACCTTGCAGCGGCAGCGCCTGTGGCAGTTGGGTGATGCTGACTTGTGACGACATTCAAGGACTCGGTTGGGTTTTGATTGTGCTGTTGTTGCCGTTGCTCGTCGAGTCGCTGGAGTCTTGGTTGGTGCTCAAGACCTCGCCACCATACGGCTGGGTCACAATGTCATACGGCTCGACGGCAACACTGACATCGGGACGCGGGAATTGTAAGGTGATGCGCTCAGTTTTACGCGCAGGCAGGCGGTACGGGTCTTTTTCATCCGCACAGCCCTGCTGGCACACTTTCAAGCCGGGAAAATTTGGGTCGGGCATCGCCTCAATGATGGGGCGCTTGAAGCGGCAGCGGTCGCAGATAAATACCGCGATTACTGCATTGCCCTCGGTGTTTAAAAATCTAGGCATGATTCACCATCCGGTTGTTTTTGGTGAAGTTTTCTTGCGCTGTTATGACTTGTAAATTCCATGGCACATGAAACCCAGAAGCCTGAGTGCTTTGCAATGGAATGATGTGATCAACATGGTAGTCCAACCCAATAAGTCGCAGGGCTGCACAATATTTGTACACACACTCCATTTCAAAATAATGCGCCGCATTCAACCAAGCGGGTGTTCTTTGTATTTTTGAAGCACGCCGTTTTGCTTGATATGCATTGGACTTGTCACGATTGTTTTGCGCCCAAAGAACGGTGGCTTTATTTTTTTTGTGTTTCAGCTCAAGAGCTTGCTCTGGGTGTGCGTTCATCCATGCTTTGCGCGATGCATATTCTTTTTGAAAGTTTTTTTCAAAATAATTTTTGCGATATTGTTTTTGCTGGTCTGGGTTTTTTTTGTTCCAGTCATTGGATCGCAATTTTGCGCAACCAAAACATTCACCATTACGCGTGTATCGCTCATCCACATGACCAAAAGCAGAGCAAGGCTTTCCGGTGAAATACTTCACCAAGCCTGCTTTTTTTGCTTCACTTCTGGTAATAATTATCATTATCGTGTGTAAACTGAAATATTTGGGGCGAAGTAGATGGGAGATTTATCTCTGTTCTCCGACTCCATCATCAGGAAATACTTGTCGGCTTGGCCTTCAAGGTACTGAATGCGATCCAAAGGCACCGCAGGCAGGATCAAGCTCATCTGGTGAGCCAGCATGCACTGAATGGCTTGGAAGGCGTACTGGGGTATTTCCAGCTCACCGTATAGGTCGCCCACGTCCATGATCTGGCGCGAGTACCACACCACCATTTGAACGAACGGATCAGACGGCGTGGGCCACAGCGTAATGGTGGCTTGCGGGATCGTGCGGTTCAACCAAAATTGGAAGGGCTGGTTGGCCGTGAAGTTCTTGTTGGGCAGGTTGGTGTAGTCGTCGCGGTTCAGCCGCGCCATGGTGATTTCCGTGGAGTTGTTGCCTACGAAGAATTCGGACACGCTCAGGGTGCCGCCGCCAGTCTCGCGCATGCGGTAATACTGGCAGGTCACACCCGGATCAATGTCGTACCACAGCCATGTCCCAGACACCCAAGTGGTCACGCCGGTGTCTTGCAGGGTATTCCATGTGACTCCATCGTTCGACCACTCCAGCAGGATGTGAAACGAGCCGGACGTGGATGGCAGGATGCCGATGGAGCCCGCGTAGATGGGATTGTTCTGGCCGTAGTTGATGCCAATGTAGCCATTGGGGCTGGTTTGCACATCAGAGGTTAGGACGTTGTTGTCGAACGCGAGACCGGTCACGCCGCTGGACGAGAAATAGCCTCCGCCGGTCGCGGGTGTGGGGCGGTTTAAACGGCGATACAGCGCATTCAGCACGTCATTGCCACCTTGGGGTAGCAGGTACTGAAATTGGTCTGCATTCATGCCATAGACCTTCTTGCTGATGCACCAATAGTTGATGCCCTGATTGATCAGGTTGGAAAGGATGAAAAACAGGGATTGCTTCGCCGCCTGCACTTGCTCCACAGTCAGCTCTTCGGCCAACTTGCCCGACATGCGGGCACCTTGGTCAATGAATTTCTGTACTGAGACAACTGTTTGTCCAACGGTTCCGCTGTATGCCATGTTTGTTCCTTACCAGCCGGAGCAATTCCAGCGTTTGAGCGATGCTTTTGCTCGGGGTGCGTCACCCTTCGCGTGTTCCACCACACCAGACATGCGGGCACAAAACGAGTCCTTGCGAGAGCCGCCTTGGGGCTGCGGTGCCTTGAGGTGCGATCCAGTCTCTCGATTGTACTTAGCGCGGCCTTTGGCGGTCAGGCCCGCGCCCTTGTCAACCGACAGCTTCTCGCCACGGCCAACGGCAAGGCTGGGGCCTCCGTCCTTCAGCTTGGCCGTTTTGGCCGATTCCTTGAAAGCTTGAGCCGTCGGCGCACCTTTGCTACCAGCCTTACGCATTTTCTCACCAGAGCCTTCAGCGATGCGCTTTTGCTTTGCATGAATGTTTGCATAAAGTCCGGCCTTCATGGGTTACCACATCTTCCCGCCGCTGCACATTTTCTTGGGCGCTGCACGCTTTTCGCTGTACGCAATCGCAACGGCTTGCTTGACCGGCTTACCGGCTTTCACTTCCGCCTTGATGTTGTGCTTGAAGGCTTTTTCAGATTTGGATTTGATCAAAGGCATGATGGTTCCTTAGTCCGGGTTCTTAATAAGAATGCCGCCAGCGTAAATGTTGCAACTGAAGGGGCTACCACTGTTGGCAACAATTTCAAACTGGATGTCAGTTTTCTCAGTGTGAGGGATGGGGCAGGTGTAAGGGATATTCAGTGACTGCACAAACGTGGTCTGATTCAACACGTTGACCTCACCAGTGGTGTTGTCCTTGTTGTACTCCGCGTACTTCATGTAGTTGCTGGAGGTGAAGCCAATGCTTGCGTCAGCTTGGATGTAGGACAGATAGAACGTGTAGCCTTTGGGCACCGTGTAGATCGACATTTGCGTTTGACCAATGCCAGCGTTGATCTTGGCGTAGGTGGTCGAACTAATCTTTGCGGTGATGTTGCCGACGTTCAGGCCGTTGGTGGTGGTGATCAGGTTGATGCGCAGGAACGAATTGACGGTGGTCACGTTGGTCGTGCCATTCATCGCAATCGTTTCCACCAAGGGGTTGAAGTTTGCGTCCAAGCCTTGGATTTGCACGCTCAAGGCCGAGGTATCCGAGGTGGAGTCGCTTACAAGCACCAGAGGCGCGGCAACAGAAGGGTATGCATAAGCGCCACCGGACAGGGTTAAACCCTCCCATGCCGGGCCTAGTGCAGACGATCCAACGGTAGCGCTGAATCCAAAAATATTGAGTGCGGTGTGACCGGCAATTTGGCCGCGAGACACTTGAAGTTCAAAAGGCTCGAATGCGCCTTGACGTGTGGCGGAAGAGTAAGTTCCCATGATTTTTCCTTAAAAAGCAGGGGCCGAAGCCCCCACTTGATTAGCACTTGGCTTTGCCGCCTTTGCGGTAACCACCCGAGTGGATGGACTGCTTTTGCGTGGGTGCTGCACCTTCGATTTTGTCGATTTGCGCACTTTGCTTGGCTCGGGCTTTTGCGTCCCGCACCATCTGGGGGTTGACATTGCTCATGTCGTCGTCAGAAGAGAACTCAGGGCCTCCGCTGGCGTGATGATGAACTTTGCCACCCTTTTTGAAGGTGCCGGATTGCAAGCTGTTTGCCACGGGACGGCTGACGAAGTGACGGGGCATTTTTACTGCCTTGCCGTCATCTACGACATTACCGCCCGTGGCGTAGTGCTTTTTTGCGGCGTGGCCTCCATGCTTGAAACCACCAGCGTTGGATTCACGAACGCCACCGGTGGTGCCATTCATTTTTCCAGCCTTGGCCGTATCAGCAGGACGGTTCTCCCAGTCGCCATCATGCTCAATTGCACGACCGATGCCGGGCACCTTGCCGCCGTGAGCCTTGTGATGCATCTTGTGCTCATGGTGCTTGGCGTGACCACCATGCTTAAAGCCGCCTGCGTTGGACTCCTTGATGCCTTTGGTGCCGTGGGCGCGGTCGCGCTTGGCTTCGTGCATTTCGGTGTTTACGTAGTCGTGCTCATTGCCCTCAATGGTGCCCTTCATCTTGATCTTGCCTTTGTTGACCTTTTCGTCAGTGTCAGCAGGGATCGCGCCGCCGGTGGCGAACTTGTGCATCTTTTTGGCATGACCGCCGTGCTTGTAGCCAGCGGGTGCGCCATCTTTGATGCCCTTGGTGCCATGGTGCTTGTCGTGATGCTGACCGTCATCGACCTTGGTGTGCTCGAATTTCTTCGCACCCTTTTCGATGGTGGTCTTGGTCTCGGCGCGGTCAATAGCACCACCAGAAGCCTTGTGGTGAATCTTGCCGCCGTGCTTGGCGTGAGCCTTACCACCGTGCTTGGAATCCTTCTCATGCTCGTGGTGCTTGAGTTCTTTTTCCAGCTTGTGGATTTCGTGCTCTTCGTGCTTCTCGTGCTTGCTCTCAGCCTTGCCACCCTTCTTCATGAAGTTGGGGTTCATAGCAGCACGACGTGCGGCCATGGAGGGCTTCATAGGGGCCGCAGCGGGGGCCATACCACCGCGTGCAGGCATACCCATAGGAGCAGGCTGGGAAGCGGCCATAGGCATGAATCCGCCCACAGCCTTGTGCTTGACGCCGCCGCCTTTTTTGAGCTTCAGGATCACCGAAGGCTCGTCGGTCATCATTTTGACCATAGGTTTGAATTGAGACATGATGTCCTCCTATTAGGCTTGAGTTACGCCAAGTGCGCCAGTGCGAGTTGCATTGGGGCCGACCATGATTGCATTGCAACCGACCGTCATTACCAGACGACGCACGCCGTTGGTGGCGCTGGTCGATGGCACGTAGGTGCCGCGCACGTCACCAGTGGTGGTGGTGGCGGTTGCGGCGTCAGCAGCCACAAAGGTGCCCGCATCACGAGCCAAGGTGTTTGCCCAGTTCACACCAACAATGTAGCCAGCGTCAACCACGCGGACTGGGATTCCCAGAACGTCGGTAGTGCCAACAGTGATTGCCACCGGCAGTGCGCCAGTGATTGCGATGCTGGAGATTTGGTAGAACGCTTTCTTGCCAGCGACGTTGGCCACGGCAGAAGAGGTTGTACCGGTTGCAATCGCTTCACTCATGGGCTGACCGTAGTAGTCGTAGCCAGAAACCGTCAAGGTGCGACTGGTGGTGATGGTGCCGGACGCGGTGGTCAATTGAACGGCGCGGGCGCAGTCCAGTTGCAGCACGGTCGTGCCGTCAGCGCGAACCACAGACTTCACCGAGGTGCCAGCGGTCAACGTCAAGTTGCCTGCGCCTGCGGGGGTCTGCGAAGCAGCCACGTTGCTGGTGCTCAGGGCTTGAGGAACCACGTCCCACATGAAGGTGCGACCCATAGGGCCAACACCCAAGTCCATGGGGGAAGGATCACCCAGCAAAGCGTTGCCAGAGGCGAACACGTTGATGGCACCGGTGGCGCTGGAGGAAGCGCTCAAGGTGTAAGTGCCCACACCGCCGCTGCCAGTGACGAATGCAGTCACGTAGGAACCAGCAGTAACGCCAGTACCGCCGATGTATTGGCCCAAGACCAGTGCATCGCCGGACAACATCGCGGTGATAGTGAGAGTTGTACCGGACACGGAGCCAGCAAATACGGCTTCAGTGTTGGTGGTGCCGGTTCCCATAAATGTTTGGGCCGGGCCGAGGAATAGGTCGTCAGAAAATTGAGGCATGGTCTGCTCCTTGAAAAGTTTGACCGATGTTTAAAAAAAGGGAGTGGAGTCCGACTCCACCCCCTTGCTTTGCTTAGATACCGGGAGTACCGTAAGCGCAGCGTGGATCAGTGAAGCCAACGTCGTAACGCTCCGTCGCCTTGTAGCGCATGGAGTCAGTCTCGAAGTCACCTTCCATGGTCTTCTCCAGACGGCGGCGCATCAAGAGCTTGAAGCCCTCGGGTGCGTCGGTCTGAACCCACCATGCAGTAGCGGAGGTCAAGCGGCTGATAACGGCAGCGCCTTCGTCCAGCAAGCCGATGGATTTCACCGGGTTGATGTCGTTGTTGGCGTTGCCGGTACGCAGAACCGACTTCAGCAGCACTTCGGCTTGGAAAATGTTGCCGGGGGCCACGATCAATTGACGTGGAACCAGACGAATTTTCTTGCCGTTGTTGTCCACAGCTTGACGAACTTGGATCAGCATCTGTTCCAAGGAGGTCTGCGACAGCACAGCGGCGGTAGCCAACTGGTTGCTGAAGGTGCCATTGACGATTGGGTGAGCGGTGTTGATCAGAGACACACCATCGCCACCGGGGTAAGCGCTGTTGAAAGCAGTGTTCAGCACGTTGGCCGACAACAGTTCTTTGGTTTCCACCAGAGACTGTGCCAGATGGCGGGCATACACTTGACCGATACGGATGTGGTCGCCGTCTTCCACCAAGACTTTCGTCAAGGCAAAAGCCAGACCGTACACTTTGTACAGGTAGCGCTTCAAGAACAACACACCACCTTGTTGGTACGTCACCGGTGTTCCGTCAGGCAACTGGGGAGCAGCACCGAAACCGTACAAGACGGGTTCTTCGTGGTAGTTGCGGGGGATGCCGTCTTCTTCGCGGAACACACGGCTCCACTCATCGGCGCGTTGGTCATAAACACCATCGAAACATTCGTTCAGGATTGGTTCAACAATCGAACGAAAGTCCGTACTTCTCATTGGAGCGGCCATTTTTTATGCCTCCTTATTAAGCAATAGCGGTGACAGCACCGAAGAATTGCGAGTTAGCAACAACGACGCGCACGATTGTGTACGAGTCACCCCAAGCATTGTCCACGTAGGGAGCCAAGTCAACAACGCGCAACTGACCTTGGACGCCATTGCCGACAGCAGTAGCAGAGCCCAGAGTGGCTTGCGACAGGCCGGTGGTGGTGGAGCCAGCGGTGATGTTGGTGAAGTTGTACTCGTTACCGATAGTGGTTTGAGCCATAGAGCCATCAGCTTGGATTTCATAAACGATGTTTTGGTCGTTGTAGAAATAAGCTACGCAAGTACCAGCGGTGTACGCGGTATTTGCAGGCCAGTAGTTGGACACGCGAGCGCGGCCAGTGGTGTCAGTCCATTGCACGCCTGCAAAAGCGCCAGCGATAGCGCCGGTTGCTGCTGCTGCGATGATGGTGCCGAGGGTGCCACTATTTGCGGTCGTACCGTATTGAACGGGTTGACCTTTCAGGATGTTCGAGGCGTAGCCCGAAACGATACCGCCAGCAAGCGCCTGTGCGCGATCCAGACCAGAAGGATGGAACGCAGGACGCAAGCCAAACGGAGCAGAGGTAGAACTCATAGGAAACTCCTTTTGTTAACCGGAAAATACCGGTGCTTTGGTTGCATGTTGATCATACTTTCCAAGACCTTCGCCCTCGACGTTCACCAGCGATTTTCCGTTGCTGTCACGCTGACCTTGCAAACTCTCAATCTGCACACGAATCTTGTCAGCTTCGTCACGAGGTTTCTCGTGGTGCTGATAGAGCATGGCTTCTTGGAAAATTTCCATGGGGAGCTTGAACAGCAACATTTCGTTGCAGGAAACATACCCAACATGCTCACCTGACTTCACTCGATAGTCTTCATAGCCGGGTAACTCTTCAGATTTAACTGGAACGTACCCAAGGCGAATCCGCTTGTCGATGGAGTCGTAGCTGTTGGTTGTCGAAAGCCAGCAAAGGTGCCACCCATCAATGTTGGGCAGTTTTGGCAAGGCTGATTGCGTCCATTCCTCACTCCACATCTTGCGACGTTCCTGTGTCGAAATGAACTTTTCTTCGGGTGCTGCGTGGCTTGCTTCCCCGTTGGTACGGTCTTGGCGACCAGCAGCATTCAAAGATTTTTTGAGACGTGATTCAGTCATATTAGGTTCTCCAAGTATTAGTTGCGACGAGCGTTTTCACGGTCGTATTTGATGAAATTGTTGATCATGGCTTGCTTGCGTGTCGGGTTGTCCCACGCACCTACTTCCTTCATCGCCTTCACTCGCTCGGGCGACAAAACAAATTGGGTGCGGTTATTACCACCAAACGCGGCTGATGCCTCACGACCTGAACTTCCCACTACGTTCCTCGGTTTCCTAACAGTGGAATCACTGCCTGATGCGTCATTGTAGCGATGTGGCAACGCTTTTTGCAAGCGACTGTCCAATTCGGCCCAATAATCAGGATCAGAGGGGTTCCAACCTTCGGTAGAGAGCAGCTCATCGACCTTTTTGGCGATCCGGCTGTCTTGATCCGAAGTGTCTGGCTTGTACCAGCTATTGCGCTTCATCCAGTCGGCCGCATTGCGCTGCACACCGGCGTCGATCACGGGAATTTCGGGCGGTGGGGCCTGAATTTCACGCTCGGCTTGGCTCTTGGACTGCTTGAGCTGGTTGACAGCGGCCTGAGCCTCGTTCCATGCCTCTTGTGCCTGCACCATAGCGTCACCATCACCAGCGCGGACGGCCTCGGACAGCTTCATTTTGAAGTATTCCAAGCGCACGTTCTGGTCGTCGATCATCTTTTCGATGCGGGAGACCTGACCTTGCTTAGTTTCGCGCTCGACGTGGGACAAGCGGCGCTTGAATTCCTCGTTTTCACGCTGCAACTGCTGCAAGCGCACGTCCTTTTCCTCATTCGTCTTGCGAATCAGGTCTTTTTTGGCGCGGCGGCGGGCACGTTTGGCGGATCGGACGGCTTCGGAATCGTCTGGGTGGTCTTCTTCCTCCCCTGTAACGTCCTCACTGGCGCGTTTTGCAGGGGTTTCCTGCGCTTCGGGGGCGTCGGTAGTACCTTCGTCGTCCGCCAGCATGCTTTCGGGCAAATCGACCACTGCGGAGCCGTCTTGGCCCTCGGAAATGGTCAATGTTGCGTCATCTTGTTCGGTTTTTGTAGCCATGGTAGCTCCTTAGACGTAGGCTTTGAACGAAAGCGGGTCATCAGTGACCTTGGCAATCAGTTCGTGGTCGTTCAGGGTCATGAAAAGCACTGGGTCTTCACCCTCTGCTGCGCCGGGTGCATTGCGCTCCCAACGATCACCACCCCACTTGGGCACGCGAACGTAGTCGCCTAGTTCTGCCCAGCTACCCTCAGTCCATGGCTGCATGGTGTCGCGGTTTTTGAAGGCCAGAGGGCCAATCGCAACCACTTTACCAATCATGTTCTGCCACTTTTCGGTTTCCTTGGTCTCAGAGACCAAAATGATCCGGCTTCCAGTTGCAGTTTGCTTGATACGGCGTAGTTGCACGATGATGCGAGCACCGTATGGATACTGACCCGGACTTACGTCAGGAAAAGCCCATGCCAGTTCTTGTGGATCGGATACGCCAGCCTCTCCCGAGATTGTCGGGATTTTCTCTTTTTCACTCATACTATCACTCCTAAAACACCATATTGCAGGTGCATCGTTAAAGCACTTTTCAGTGCGGCCTCAGTCCCGGAGTGGGACTTAATCTTGGTTCTTTTCTTCTTCTAGCATGCGGTCGATGGAGTCCAGTACAAATTGCAATCCTTGTACCTCACCGACCAGCCGCTGATACGACTCCCAGTTGTGTGCGTGCCCCGAAGCAAGGGACATCGCCACCTCTGATTGCCGTAGTTTGATCACATGGATGACCGATGCGATCATTTTTTCTTTGCGTGGGCCAATCCGCCTTTGGGTTGAGCGGCGTTGCCGGTGGGCTTCATGGTCTGGCCGTTAATTTTCTCGCCCATGGCAAGACGGTGATGTTGTTTCACGTCAATGCCTTTTTGTTGCTGATCACTGGTTGCCATTTGGGGCTCCTTGGGGTTGTGCAGCGGGTGCTGCGGGTGGTTGCATAGCCGCCGTTATCAGGTGCTTTTGCATATCGGTTTGCTGTGCGCCCTGATCACTGATTGCTTGTCCAGTGATTTTAGCGTTTTCAATCTCGACCTTAGTCTTGTTGTCGTCAGCATGCTTGGCGATGTCCGCTTGCAGCTTCTGGCCGTCAAAGGCAAGGCGGGCCTGATCAGCTTGGGCTTTGCGCTGGGTCTCAGCCATGCTGGTGTCCTTGACCACTTGGGCGTCGGGCGGCAGTTGCTGGCCTTGTTGCTGGCGCTTCTGAGCCATTTGGATCAGTTGCTGGAACGCTGGTGCAAACTGCTGGAACACCTGCTGAGTGTCCAGAGCGACGTGAGCGCCCACGACCGTGTACAACTGGTCAATGGTGCCGGTCATGCGAGGATCATCGTAGTCGTCCACTGGCTTGCCACCACGGGACTCGGCCACATAGCCGTTGCTCCGGTTCAAGTACCACAGCGTCATGTGCTGCTTGATGTGCTCAATCAGGTGGTTCAGGTAGCTGGGGTCTGCGAACGGCGACTGGCCCAAGAATGGGTTCATGCCGAACTGCAAGTGATCCTGAATGTGGGCGATGTGATCCTGCTGCATGTAGGCATAGGCAGGCTGGCCGATCAACATGGCAGCGTTCTCGTCGGCGCTGGTGCGTTGCTCGGGCGCTGGCACGTCCTTCATCAGCTCATTGATGTTGGGGATTTTCATCTGCTTGAGCGAGCGGCTCAAGACTGCGTTCATGTCGAACTGGTCGGGGTGCTTGTCCGCCAGCGCCAGCACAGCCTGCATCTGGGCCATGCGCTGCGTCTCGGAGAATATGTGCGGGTCGGACACCGGGATGACATCGGTGTTCTTTTGGAAGTCGTCGCGGTGGATTTCCAAGTCGGCCACGATGTCGCCCTTGCGCATTTCATCGAAGTGCCAACGGTTCAACCGGCAGAGAATCTTGAGCACGCGGGCTTGAGACTCATGCAAGCGGGCATGGATCGACGAGAACACTGCCGCGCCTTGCTCAATCAGGGCTTGGGTGGTGCCCACAGGGGCATTGGCATTCACGTCCGCGATCTTCTCTTCGCTGGTCGATACCACGCCCTTGGCGGCGGTGTCCAGCCAGCCCAGCAGTTCAAACAGAACTTGGCTGGGTGGGTT